CTTTGCCGTTCGAGCAGGCCCAAACTTTGCCGTTTGTGGTCGATACAACGGTGTGCAGCATGTCTTTGTGGTCCTCAAGGTCGGTGATCGTGTTTGTTTGTTGAAGGCCGGCGAGAGCTTCGGCCGGGCATTCGGTGTGAGCGAGTGCGCCGTGAGCGACAACGCTGCGCCAATGGCCCAGGTGATTTTCGTTTGAGAGCTGGCGGGTGAGCCAGTTGAACGAGCGGCGTTGCGCCGGCGTGACAGCGTCACGGCCTTCACGGTAGTCGCCGATTAGCGCGACGCTGAGCGTGTTGCCGTTTGACAGTTTCACGTCGGGCCGGGTGGCTCGGTTGGCTGCGTTGCGGAACTTGACGCCGCGACCTTCGAGGATGGTGCCGTCAGGGTGCAGCAGGTACGAATAGGGCAGCGACGAGAAGCGGGCAGTCCAGCGGCGGTCCCAGATCACGTTTTCGACACGCTGCGCGTCCTGGGCCGGGAACCTCGACGTGACGGTGACGGTGTGGTGAACGACGACAGCGGCGGCCGGGCCGGGTTGGCGCACGCTCGTCGGCCACCAGCGGCCACGCTTCGACCATTCCTCGAACCGAACGAGCGGTGCGGGCGGCCGGCCACCGAGCCGGGTCACCGTTCTGTTCTGGTCGGCGGTTCGAGCAGCAACGCAATCACGGCCGCTGAGAACGCCGTGACCGAGGCGACCTGCTCGGCTGACCAGTTCACGCCGAACGCTGTGATGAGCGCCACGGCAGCGACGATGACGGCCTGGAGCCGGCCAGGATGAGCTCGCAGCCGGTCCATCATGGTGCCTCGGGTGGTGTCCAGGTCGGGCCGGGCGTCCAGTTGGCAGGCGCGTCTCGGAGCTGTTGCCGGTAGGTGCCCCAGGCGGCGGCGTTTCCGGTCGGGTCGTCGGCCGCTTGTGTCCAGTCCGAGGCGGCAAGCAGGGCGTTGCGGTGCAGCCGCATACGCTCAAGCAGCCATTCGTCGGGGACGTCGTCGGGATCGAGATCGTCGGTCAGATTAATCATCATGCGGTCCTGTAGATCGAAAGCCACTCAAGCCGGTCGCCGCTGGCCCAGGTCATCGGGATGCTGCTGCTGAGCGCTTTGGCGTAGACGTAGTCGCTGCTGGCTGTTTCAGCGATCAACACTCGCAGGCGAACCTCGGTGGCGTTTTGGGCACGGCCGGAGCCTCGGAAATACCGGCTGGCTGACGTGTCGAGGATTTGCACAAACGTGTTGTTGGACAGCTCGAACGTGTTGACGGCATCGACTGGCAGATCGACACGCACTTCGCCGGTGATCGCCGAGGTGCTGCCGAGCACAAAGCTGCCTTGCACCACAATGAGTTCGTTGACCTGCTGGTAGTTGCCAGACACGGTGCCGTCGCCGACGGTCACGCCGGCAGCGAACGAGGGCGTCCAGTCTGTTTGATTTTCACCGATTGCGTTGAGCTCGGCTGCGGTCAGGGTTGCGCCTGCGACGAAGGGGAACGGGTTGCTCACGGTGTCATCCTAGTTTGTTCGTGTCGAGCACGCCGCGCTCCGTGTCATCAAGGATGAAGGCAAGGTACACCGATTGCGGGCGTAGCCGGAGCGTGACGGTCGTGTCGGCAGGTGTGGCGTCGATCGTGCGGCCGACGGTGACGACCTCGTCGGTGCGGGAACTGCCGCCGGTCGGGGTGTAGGTGACGCTGGCCGTGTTCCACCAGCCGACGGTGACGTCGAGCAGGCCACGCCACTTCGCCACGTCAGCGTTGCGTGATTGCACCATGCTGTCGCTGACCTGCAACGCCGCCGCTGTCATGTCGAACGTCTCGTCATATGAGTACCGGTTGACCCACAGCTGCGCCGTTCTGAGCGCCTGAGCGTCATCCACCGACGACGTTTGGTAGGTGCGGTTGCGGGTTCCGTAGCGTTCCTGCGATTTCGTGTCGCTGTACGTTTGGGCGGTGCCGCCGTTGAGCGCTGTGATGTTCGCAGCGTTCGTGATGAGGTCGACGTGGAAGTCACGCACCAGCGACCGAAAAGGCAGCTGCCCCGTCGGCATCGGGTCGTTCTCGGTGAACACGAACACGTCGCCGGTGGCGTACACCCCGGCCCGTGCCAGGCCGTCGACGGTAAAGCCGATCCAGGCATCGTTTGCGAAGTAGGTGCCGGCGTCGTCGAGGATCGTCGGGAAAGCCACCGTTTGCTCGTTTGGCATCACCGAGTTGTTGATGACGTCGCCGAGGTTATAGGTCGCCGAGGGCAGGTCGTGCGGCACGTCAGCAGCGGTGTCGTTGAGTTCTTGCCAGTAGGCGCGCATGCTCGACAGGCCGAGCGTTGGCACTTGGCAGCGACCGAACCCTGGGTTGGTCATGTGATACAGCTGGTATGCCGTATTGGTGCCGGCCAGCGAGAACGTCTGTGTTTCTTGCCGGCCGACGACCTGGAACACGTCGAGGGCGGTGAGGGTGACGGCGCTGTTGCCGTTGCCGTCGTCGGTCATCGCAAAGTCGGTGATGACGCCGTGGAACACGGACACGCTGACGCTGTCGACGGTGGCCTCAAGGAACAGGCCCGAGGTGAGCCAGTCGACGTTGGCGTAGGTGCCTGAGCCGCCGGGCGTGAGTGCGCCGTCGGAGTTGTCGAGCGTGACGCGTGCTGTGCCGGTGCCGAGCTGGCCGGGGTCGCATTGCTGGTCGATCGACAGGCCGAGGGTGCGGCTGGCGTGGTCGGTCAGCGACAGCGACGCGCCGCTGTACTTGCCGACGTTGACGGCCCAGGTCGTGTTCTGTGCCATCAGTACCGGGCCGTTCCGACCGGGACCGGGATCGCTCCACGCCGGCGAACGTAGTCCTGGAGGGCTCGCACGACGTCGTCGCCGTTGCTGCCGGCTGGCATGTTCACGGTGACGTTGATGTCGCCGCCGCCGCTGGCCATACCGCCGAGGCGGTTGTTGTTCATGATGGTGCCTGAGCCGGTCGGCACGAACAGCTCGGGGCCGGCTTCGCCGACGATGTAGGGCGTGTTGCCGACGACCGGGCCGCCGGCTGCGAGTCCTTGAACGAGGGCGTTGCCGATGCTGCCGAGGATGCCGCCGCTCGGCAGAAGCGACCGAATAGCGTTCAAGATTTTGCCGGGCGCTGCCTTGATGCCTTCGACAAGTTTGTCGATCAGCTGCTCACCCAGGTTTTTGGCTGCTCGGCCGATGTACGACGCCATGCTCCACAGCAGGCCGCCGAGGGCGATGATGACGTCAGGGGCGACGTCGATGATCCAGTCGACCAGGGCGTCAGCCCATTTGCGAATGTTGCCGACGAGTAGCGGCAGGCCGACCATCGTGATCCAGGTGCCGATGCGCACGAGCAGGTGGCCGAGCTCGCGCAGCAGCGGCGGGATCAGCGGCCCGACCCACTCAAGGAACGCCTGCGCCCATTCGGCTAGCTTCGTGACGATCATGTTGATGCCGGGACCGATGAACCATTCAGCGAAGCGTGCGATGAGCTCGCCGAGGGTGCTGATGAACGGCGGGATGAGCGGGCCGATCCAGTCGATGAATGCTTGTGCCCATTGGCCGAGCTTGTCGATGATGACAGGCAGGGCGTCGTCGATGAACCAGCTGCCGAACCTGAGCAGCAGGTTGCCGAGGGCAGCGAGGAACGGCGGCCCGACCTGCCTGACCCAATCCACGAAGCCTCGTGCCCACACGCCGAGCTGCATGCGGATCATCGGCCACGCGTCTTTGATGCGTTGCGACACGTTCGAGATGACACCGCCGAGGCCGTCGTCCTCGAACACTTCGATGAGCTCGACGACAATGTCTGCGGCTTTGGCGAACAGCGGCAGCAGTTTGCGGGCGAGGCGCTCCTGAAGCTCGCCGAACGCTGCTTTGAGCCGGTTTTGGGCTGCGGTGAGTTTGTTGCCGCCGGCAGCGTAGGCCTCCTGCGCATCGGTCGACTTCTCAAGGATCAGCGCTTGCGTCGCCAGCGCTTTATCCTGAGCGGTGATGGCGTCACGGCCTTCTTGCTGTGCGATCGTCAGGGCACGCTGGTCGACCTCGGCCTGGTTGATCGAGATGCCGAGCGACTTGAGCGAGTCACGTTCGCCGAGCAACGCCTTTGACAGAATCTCGGCGGTTTCTTCGACTGAGCGCTGACCGCCGGACCATTCCGAAAGTGCACCGGCTAGGCCGATGATCTCGGTTGACATGTTGGCGGCTTCGTCGGCCGTGAACCCCATCGGCTTGAGCAGGTCGCCGGCGTTAGCAGCGAGGCCGGCTGCCTGGGTTGCTGTGAGGCCCATGCGGGCAGCGACCTCGTCGGCCCAGCCCGTAACAGTTTCGAGCGAGTCGCCGGAGAATACGGTGCCGATCTTCTGGTCGAGGGCGGTTAGTTCCTCGCCAACGTCGAACAGCTGTTTGCCGACAACGACGGCCAGGCCGCCGGCCGCAGCGCCCATGACACCGAAGCCTTTGACGACGTTTGCCGACACGGTGCCGACTTTGCTGCCGAACCTGCTGAGCTTGTCGCCTGCCTCACCGACAGCACGCTTGAACTGCTTAGCGTCGCCGAGAATGGCGACGTTGATGACGCTTGAGCCTGCTGCCATGTCGCAATCCTAGAACGTGCGCTTGATGATCGCCCGCACCTGGTCGTTGTACCGGTCGACGACCTGCTGGCGGCGATCGTCGAGGGCTTCGTACAGGAACGGCTGCGGCCTGATACGGCCACGGGTGCGGCTGCCAGGGTCGCCGAAGTGGATGCGACCGGCGTAGGGCACCGAGGTCGGGCCGCTTTTTCGGTTGTTGCCTGCCCGAACACGCGCAGCGGTTTTGGTGCCGGAACCTCGGACCGAGTTGCGCAGCCGGCCGCTACGCACCGGCGTTTTGGTCTTTGCCGTGCCAGCGACGTCCTCAGCGAGCTCTTTGTGCAGGTCTTTCAGGTCGGTCATGTCGTCGCCGACTTCACGGAACTTTCGACGCAGCTCCCTGCCGCCCTCGATTCGGACTGCGGGTTGTGCCATCGTCAGCGCCTCCGTGCTGCTTTCTCTTGCGCCTGCTGACGCTCTTTCAGTATTGCCTGCAACGCACGAATGACGGCCGGGGAAGCGTTCTCAAGCTCGCTGATCGGCTGCCCGGTAGCGAGTGCCAACGACGCTATGCCGTAGGCGGTTCCCCTTCGGCTAAAGGGGTGTCGTTGTCGCTGTCGAACTCGATGTCGACAAGCGTGTCTCGGAACTTTTCCCAGGTCGGCACAACGAGCCCGGCGTGCCGGCGTGATTCCCACGCCAGCCACGCCACATGCTCGATTTTTGTTTGCTGCAACGCCTCGATGGCGCTTGGCAGGTTGAAGTACCGCTCCAGCTGGAGCAGCGTGCCCATCGTGGGTTTGCTTGTGACTGGCTCCGTCTCGTCGGCCAGTCGGGTTGAGATGGAGAGATCAAGCATGCTACGGAGCGGTGCTCACCGTGACTGCGCCGGACAGCGGCCAGGTCACCGAAACGGTGGCGAGGTCGGACACGCTGCCGTCGATAATCGGGAGCTCAACCACCAGAGCGTCCGCTGAGTGCTTCGGGTTCGTCGCTGCGACTGCGTCGCTGGTCGGGGTCATCTCGACGGTAGTCGTGGTGCCGAGCAGCGGGTACAGGGTGGCGTACACCGACGACGCACCGAAGTCCTGGTGGAACTCGATCGAGACGCTGCCGTCCTTGAGGCCACCGATGCGGGTGCGGTTGCTGTCCCCCATGGCGGTCGTTTCGAGCTCGTCGCTTGTCTCACTCCACGTGATTGACGCCACGTGATCGGTCAGGTCGACGCTGTTGACGGTCACCTGCACGTCATTCTGAAGAAAAACGGCCATCAGTCGGCCTCACTTTCTGGGTTGGCCTTTCGGCTGTTTTTCGGTTTCGCTTCGGCCAGGTGGCCTGCGGCGATCAATGCGGGCACGTTCGCGCCTGCGAGGTCTTC